TAACCTCGAACCCGCTCCAGCGGGTTTTTTACTTTCTGTAAACCGAAAACCGGACAGGAGAAAAAATGTCACTCATTGGCAACACATTATCAGCGTTATTGGGAGGCAGTGACGACAGCTGGCAATGGTCGGAACACCTTCATCGAGCCTCCTTTCGTGGCGTTCCCTTTGTGGTCGTCAGTGGGCAAGGTACCTTTGGTCGCCGCCAGGTAACACACAGCTACCCCTATCGCGATACCAGCTATATCGAAGATTTGGGCCGCAATACGCGCAAAATTGTTCTGAAAGGGATTTTGATACAAAACAGCCAGATCTATACTGCACCTGATGTGATGACTCAACGTGACTCATTGATTGCGGCTTGTGAAATGTCGGGGCCGGGCACTCTGGTCCACCCGACACTGGGGAAATGACGGTCAGCATTTCCGAGGCAGGGCTATTGATCGATGATAGCTTCAGCAGTGAGCGGGTCTTTTCCTTTACCTTAACCGCCATCGAGTCTGGCCTGCGTGCCTTTGCTATTACTGGCTCCGCAGAAATGGGCGCATCCATTCAGTCCTCCTGGCTAGGGCTAAGTGCTAAAGCGGTTGCGGGCTTTATCTCAACGGTGAAAGGCGAAATGCGCTCAGCGACTCAGGCGATAAAACTCTGAAAATACCGCTGCATTCTGGCGTCGGATGGTGACGGGCACGGCCAACGAAGCCAGTAATTTGGGCAACGCCCTACGCTCAACCTTTGGTCGCAACCGCTATGGCCGCTATAACCACGGCACTGTCGGAGGCAGCAGCACGGGAGCGACAACGACGGTTAGCCAACAAAATGACACGGCGGATTTATCCACGCTGGTGGCGCAACGGATGGCACTGGTGGTTGAAGGACGGGCGGCGCTCGACGCGGCGTTGGACGAGTTACTCGCCGCCAGCAGTATTGAAAGCCATGCCGACAGTGTGCTGGCCGTGGTCGATGCCCTGCTGGCGACGGGCATCAGTACGCGGGATATTATCCGTATCATGGAAACCCTGGCGCTAGCCCATGACGATACTTTCCGTGCCAACGACAGTGATAGGGCCGTCGCGGATGCCAGCCACCACTTAATGGCCACATTATGCACTGGGGCGATGATCCAAGTGGCAGCGCAATATCAACCGGAAAGCTATGACGATGCGGTTGCGGTATTGGGCCGGGTTTGCCTGGTGATTGACAATACTGCACTGGTCGCCGCCGACAGGGGGAATGATGAGACCTATCGTGCGCTGGTGCAGATGCGTGAATCTATCGTGACCGTGCTACAGCAGGCGGGGCCAATCTATCACGGGTTGGCGAGGTCAGTTTTAACCGTTCACTACCGGCTTTGATGCTGGCAAACCGCCTCTATCAGGATGCGTTACGCGGCGATGCGCTGGTGAAAATGGCTAATCCTATTCACCCGGCATTTATGCCCATCCGATTTAAGGCGCTGAATCTATGAATGATGACTTAACACTGGAGGTGGGTGGCCGGGCGATCACTGGCTGGAGCAAAGTAAAGGTAACGCGGAGCATTGAAAATTACCCAGCAGTTTTGAACTGTCACTGATGGATCGCTACCCCGCCAGTGGGGGCAACAGTGGGTTAACCCCGGCGATCCCTGTGTGGTGAAGTTAGGCAATGACTCGGTATTAAATGGCTATATTGACAGTTGGGATAACGCCATCACGGCCACAACCCACGTGGTCAGCGCCATGGGACGTGGTAAATGTCAGGATCTGGTGGATTGCTCTGCCAAGTGGCCTAACAGCGTGATCAGCCAATCAACGGTGTTACAAATCGCACAGAAATTGGCTGAACCTTACGGCATCACCGTGACCTCCGATATTACCGACATGACCATCGTACCGACGTTCACCCTCAATTGGGGGGAAACGGCACAAACGGTCATTGAGAATGTGACCCGTTGGGCGGCACTACTCTATTACGATCAGTTGGATGGCAACCTGTTGCTAACCCGTGTTGGGAATCGCAAAGCCGCCAGTGGCGTGGCGCAGGGGGTCAATATTCTGAGCGCCAGCTGCATACGGACATCAATAAGCGCTTTGTTGATTACACCGGTGTCGTGCTCTCGACCAATGCGGTTGCCAGGCGCTCGCCCTCGGGGGGGAACAATACCTCGGTACTGGTCAGAGTACAGGATACACAACTGGCGGCGCTGTTGCCGGATCGCTATCGCAACCGCATCGTTATCGTCGAAAACACCATGGACTCACCGCAACTGGTGGAAACCAGTATCGATTGGGAAATCAACCGCAGCGTTGGCCGCGCCAAAGTCCTTACGGTACAGGTAGATAGCTGGCGCGATAGAGAACAACAATTGTGGGAAATCAACTCGCTTATCCCTATCGATATTCCGGCTTTAGGGCTGCGGGATGAGTTGTGGTTGTTATCTGAAGTGGTTTATCAGAAAGATGCAAAGGAACGGTGGCAAATATGGTCTTGATGCCACCCGCTGCATTTGACGTTAAGCCCTATAAAATCAAATGAAACAAGGGGTTAACCATGAGTGATGTCAGTGGGCAAATCTCAACTCTATACCGACAGATAAAATGCTGCTGGGGATCGGGCGGGTGACCGCTTTTGACGACAGCAACGGAGTGCAAACCGTGCAATATCAAACCCCGTTGGAAGTCCACAGCGATACGCCAAGGTTAGCTGAATTTGGTTTCTCGTCGGGATTGCCGGCGGGCAGTGATGTGGTCATTGGTTTCCTGGGGGGGGATCGTTCCAGCGGGATGATCATCGCCTCACATCATCCGGCCTATCGGCATATGGGGCTCAATGCAGGTGAAACGGTGATTTACGCCCAGTGGGGGCAATTTATCAAACTGACCGAGAGTGGGGTGGTGATTGAGGCTAACAACCAGCCGGTGACCGTCAATAATGCGACAGAGGTGACCGTAAATGCCACGGTAAAAGTACGGTTAAATACGCCGTTGCTTGAGGTAAGCGGCAATATCATTGATAACGCTGACAGTAATAGCGCCACGCTAAAAAGCTTACGTGACGCCTACAACAGCCACAATCATCAACTTAAAACGTCCAGTCGGGCAGTACGACACTTACCAGTGAAACGCCCGCTAAGGTGGTGCGATGACAACCGATATTAAGACCGTTTGGGATGTAAATGCCTTGCTGGGGGATTGGCAGACCGGTAACGGCGGCTTACTGGAGGGTGATGACTTGCAGACGGCTATTCTGCTGAGTTTATTCACCGACCGTTTAGCGCGGGCAGATGATGCGATTGATAGCCCTGATCGCCGTGGTTGGTGGGGTGACAGTGGTGCAGCATCGGCGATTGGCTCGCGGCTCTGGCTACTGCGGCGTGAGAAACTCACCACACAAGTGGCTATCAAAGCGGAGGATTATGCCACAGAGGCGCTGGCATGGCTGATCGAAGATAGTGTGGTGGCCGCGATTAATGTCCGTGCGCACATTATCGCCCCCAACACCCTGGTGCTGGTGGTGAGTTACCAACAACCCAGCCAAACACGATCAGCTAATCAAACACAGTCATCAATTAAATTTTCATGGGTATGGGAGGAGTAATTCATGCCATTTAATCGACCCACGTTAAGTGAATTGCGGCAGCGGAATCAGTCTTATATTCAATCGGAACTGAAAACCGGCGGCAATTTATTGCGTTTCTCTAATATCGGCGTGATCAGTGATGCCGATGCCGGGATGGCGCACCTGCATTACGGCTATCTGGATTATATCGCCCGGCAAGCCACCCCCTATAATGCTACCGACGAGTATCTGGCGGCTTGGGGGGCGCTGAAAGATGTGTTCCGCAAAGCGGCCAATCCCGCCACCAGTAACGAGGTCCGGTTCAGCGGTATTGCCGGGCGAGTTATTCCTGCTGGTCGCCTGCTGAACCGGGCCGATGGTTACCAGTATCAGCTTAATAAAGAAGTCATTATTGCCGAGCAGGGCAGTGCGCTCGGTGAAATTACCGCTATCTTGCCCAGCCCGTTGGACGATGCAACTGGCGGCGGCAATCGGGGTAACAGCCCGGCGGGAACGGTACTGACGCTGGATATTGCAATTGACGGGGTTCAGGCCACGGCCACCGCGTTGACTAAAATTTCTGGTGGTGCGGATATTGAATCAGAAGATGCATTTCGTTCTCGAATGTTATTGGCCTACCAGAACGTCCCGCAAGGTGGCAATGACACCGATTATCAATCCTGGGCATTAGCGGTACCGGGAGTCACTCGCTGCTGGGTGAAACGGCGGTTGATGGGGGCGGGCACCGTAGGGGTGTATATCATGTGCGATGATAACGACCACGGCGGCTTCCCGCAGGGAACTGACGGCATTTCATCCCTTGAAGAGTGGGGGCGGTAAAAGCCACTGGCGATCAGGGGCGGGTAGCGGACGCAATCTATCCACAACAACCTATTATTGCTCTGGTGTATGTTTGCGCGCCTGTCGCTCAAGCGATTGATTTTGTGATCAGCGGCATCTCTTATGCTGACAGTACAACAACCGCCGCCATCAATACCGCTATTGATGAGGTGTTTTTCACCGAAGGGCAACCCGGTGGAAAAATCCTGTGGTCGTCGCTGTTGCTGGCCATCGGCGAAGTACCTGGAAGCGGGGGGTTTATTATGGCATCCCCGTCGGCCAATATTGAACTGCAAACTGGCAAACTCCCCGTTCGGGGTACAGTGAGTTACCTATGAGCCGCTATTCCGTAAGTGAATATACCGGAGCGTTACAAGCGCTGATGCCGATGGGATTAGTGTGGCCCCGACGGCACGATGGCATACAGACCGAGGTACTGCGGGCGTTGGCGAATGCTTACCAACGCAGCGATGAAGATGCACAAGATCTGCTGTCGGCGGCTTTCCCGGCCACCGCCACGGCTCTCTTACCTGAATGGGAAGCGACACTGGGCTTGCCCGATTTGTGTGCGCGATTGGTGAGATCGATAGCATGATCCAACGCCAGCGGGCGGTGGTCGCCAAATTGTTTGGTATTGGCGGCCAATCGGCGGCGTACTTTATCCGCGTGGCAAAGGCTCTGGGCTATGACATTACCGTTACCCAATACCGGCAAGCCTGCGCGGGTATGTCGGTGTGCCGTGATGCATTGAACGGTGAAGAGTGGCCTTTTACCTGGCTAATTACCGCACCGGAAACCACCATTCATAATGCCCAATGCAGCTTAACGTATTGCAGTGATCCGCTGCGTTCGTGGGGCAATAAACAGCTTGAATGCCGGTTAGCGGTATTAAACCCGTCCCATTCTATTCTGAAGTTTGGCTATACCCTGCTTAGTTGATATTTCAGTGTGTCTATCTGGCGGCCACGCCAAGTACTTCGGGTCATTATTCATTAACCATTTCTATTTTATCGCTTTAACCAGTGAGGTATTACCATGCAAAAATTGGAGATATTCCTAATACACGCGCCGACAGTAACGGCGAATTTACCGACGGCAACGTCGCCGGTGGCGTTCCACCCACCCTATTACCGGCTGAGTGGTTTAATACTATTCAGCGAGAGTTGGTCACGGTGGTTCAAGATGGAGGATTAACCTTAGATCCTAATGACGATACTCAGGTTTTAGCCGCACTGAAAAAGCTATTTTGCAGTCTGGTAATAATCTCTCTGAGATAAAAGACGCCGGTCCAACGGCTATAACACAGACTCTCGCAAACCTTGGTTTGGGGGAAGGCTCAGCAATTCCGGTTGGGGTCCCGCTTCCGTGGCCTACCGCCACTCCACCCGAAGGTTGGTTAAAATGTAATGGTGCTATCTTTGACAAAGTAAAATATCCAAAATTAGCATTGGCTTATCCGTCAGGTATTTTACCGGACTTGCGGGGTGAGTTTATTCGTGGCTGGGATGATGGGCTTGGGGTTGATGCAGGTCGGGAAATACTATCAATACAAGGTGATGCGATAAGAAATATCTCTGGTGGAATTCAGGGACGGAATGAAGCAACATCGGCTAGACTTTTCAGCTCTAACGCCACTGGAGTTTTTCGCACTGACGGTCAATTTGGATCTTATGCTGCTAGCGCAGATGTGGCAGTAGGCGTTACGGATGATAGACTCGCCGAACTTTTTTGACGCTTCCAGATCTGTACCCACAGCCAATGAAAATAGACCACGGAATATTGCTTTTAACTATATTGTGCGAGCGGCATAATGATTATTAAATTTGATAAAGATAGCGACGCAGTTACCGCAGTAAAAGTACTATTTATAATTTAGTCTACGGTATCTCAGTGAATTAATAAATATACCGGGCAATTACGCCCGGTTAGCTATCTACAAAGAAGTATCCGCCGAAAAACGCCTACGATTACCGCAGTAAGAAATAGTCGATATCTTGCTAACATAAATAACTGGCTCGTCCATGGCCCCATTTCATGCTACATTCGCGTGTCTTGGGCCATTGCAAGCGCCCTAAAGGCAGGTCGCTAACGGGAATTCAGGTATCAATATGTTTACTTATAAAGAAATATCGACGCTGAACGAATTGGAATTGATAGTTTATAATTACATCATAAAAAATACTGACAAAGTGATGTACATGACGATCAGGGAGCTCGCAGATGCCTCGGGTGTTTCTACCACCACGGTTTTACGATTTTGTAAAAAAATGAACTGTGATGGTTATTCTGAATTCCGTATCCGGTTTAAATTATATTTAGAACATGATGAGAAACCACCAGTTACCTTTGGCATCAGTGAAATAATCAGTTATTTTAAGAGCATTAATAATAGCGAGTTTGATGAGCTATTAGATAACGTAGCGAAACAGATAGCGGCAACGCGCAGAGTTATTTTGTTGGTATAGGTACCTCGGGAGCATTGGGGAAATACAGCGCCCGCTTCTTTTCTAATGTTGGTAAATACAGTACCTACATTGATGATCCCTATTATCCTATTAACAGCGACATGTATCAGGACGCGGTCGCCATTATCCTTTCAGTCTCTGGAGAAACAGAAGAAATTATTCGCATTGCCAACCAATTTAGCCTGCAAAATTGTAAAATTATCAGCCTGACCAACAGTGAAAGTTCCACCTTGGCTAAAATGGCTGATCTCAATATCTCCTATCACATGCCCCCGGTTATCCTTGAAGGCCAGTATAATATTACTACCCAAATTCCGGTGCTATATATTATTGAAACTATTGGCAAGAAATTACCTCAGCTAATGAATAAAAACACCAAATAAAACAGGGTGTTTTTCACATGTAACATATTACAAACGGTACATTTTGTTATATCGTGACTTCGCTTTTCTTTTGCTAGAATCCCTCCTCGATATCCTGTAAATACGCATAATAAGCCGATAACGCTCTATTTATTTTAGGGTTGGCACCCCGCGACAGGAGATGAATAATGGCAATTGATCACACATTGACCGCCCAGCACGTCATCAGCTTGTTCAATGTTGATGAAAGCGCGCCGATACTTTCCATTTATAGGGCACCTATTTGCCCGCAGTTATTAGGGAGATTGTTATGAGCTATCAACAGTTACCGAAAGATTTTTTATGGGGTGGCGCGGTTGCGGCACATCAGGTTGAAGGCGGCTGGGATAAAGGCGGCAAAGGCGTGAGCATTGCTGATGTCCTCTCTGGTGGCTCCCATGGGGTTGACCGTGTGATGACAGACGGAGTACTGGAAGGGTATCGTTATCCAAACCATGAAGCAGTTGATTTTTATAGCCATTACAAAGAAGACATCGCGCTGTTTGCCGAAATGGGCTTCAAATGTTTCCGCACCTCAATTGCCTGGACTCGTATCTTCCCGCATGGCGATGAACAGCAACCCAATGAAGCCGGCCTGCAATTTTATGACGATATGTTCGATGAATTGCTGAAATACGGTATTGAACCGGTGATTACGTTATCTCACTTCGAAATGCCGTGGCATCTGGTCAAAGAATATGGTGGCTGGAAAAACCGTAAAGTGGTCGATTTCTTTGTAAAATTCAGTGAAGTCGTCATGGCGCGCTACAAAAGCAAAGTTAAATATTGGATGACCTTCAACGAGATAAATAACCAGCGTAACTGGAAATATCCACTGTTTGGTTATTGCTGTTCTGGTGTGGTGTTCACTGAACAAGAGAACCCAGAAGAGACCCTGTATCAGGTACTGCATCATCAGTTTGTTGCCAGTGCCAAAGTGGTCAAGCTGGGTCATGCCATTAATCCGGAATTTAAGATTGGCTGTATGGTGGCGATGGTGCCTCTGTATCCTTTCTCCTGCCATCCAGATGACATGATGTATTCCGTTGAAGCTATGCGTGAGCGTTATCTTTTCGGCGACGTTCATATGCGCGGTTATTACCCTTCATATATTTTACAAGAGTGGGCGCGCCGTGGTTTCAATATCCATATGGAAGAGGGGACCTCGAGACTCTGCGTGATGGTTGCGCCGATTACATGGGGCTGAGTTATTACATGAGTAACGCGGTCTCTGCGATTAATCCAGGTAGCGGCAATTCACTCTCTGGTTTGAGGGCAGCGTGCCGAACCCACACGTCAAAGCCTCTGATTGGGGGTGGCAGATTGATCCGGTAGGTCTGCGTTACTCTCTGAGTGTGTTGTATGAACGCTATCAGAAGCCGCTATTTATTGTTGAAAATGGTTTTGGTGCGATAGATAAAGTGGCAGCGGATGGCATGGTGCACGACGACTACCGCATTGCTTATCTAAAAGCCCATATCGAGCAGATGAAAAAGCGGTATTTGAAGATGGCGTGGATCTAATGGGTTATACCCCATGGGGATGTATTGACTGCGTATCTTTCACTACCGGTGAATACAGTAAAACGTTATGGCTTTATTTATGTCGATAAAACGATGATGGCACCGGTACAATGGCGCGTTCACGTAAGTTAAGTTTTGATTGGTATAAAAAAGTTATTGCCAGCAATGGTGAAGTTCTTTAATACTTAATCGCCAGTGAGTCCTTTACTGGTTTGAATTCAAGAAGGCCGTTCACCCTTTGGTGAGCGGTTTTTACCTTGTTACTCATAACGCCTAAAGCGCCTTCCTTTTATTTAGAGTATAGATGTTATGAGGGGAGGCTGTTAACTAACGTCCCATTCCGTTTAAACTCCGTGCATAGCGTGATTTTTATATTTTGAGATGCGAGATATAAACTAATATCTTTCATATCAAAAGGATAACCTATTATCCCAGTTTTTAATTTAAACTCTTTAAGTTCACTTGAGAGAAACTTTGCTTTGACTAATACTGCGGTCCTACCCTTTGAGAAAGGATTTGAAGACAACTCTTCTATCTTGTCGTTATTTTCTATATAGCGCCAAATAAGATCAATATGTTTGTTGATGTAAGCTGGGAAGGCGTAATCAGTATGGGTGTCAGGAAGCAAGAAACTGTGATAACCAACAGTTATTTTAATTGCTGATGTCATTCTATCATCCTTGGTGGTAAACGATGTTTTGGCAATTAACACGTCATAACAATCATTATATTCACCGACATTTGAATATAATAGCAAGTGATGTAAATCACAAAAATAGAGAGGATGCTGATAAAAAGCGTTTTTCCGTTTTATCCTACTCGTTGTGCTATTAACTTTTGGGGCACACCACGGTAATAAACCAAAAGGCAGGAGGCTGTGTGGGCAATTAGGAGGCCGTGAGTGCAATAAGGATACGGTCATTACATAAATGTGATGACAGGCTCGGCTCGACATTGCCAGTGGATAATTCAGCGACAGCGGCCAGGTGTTCGGTATGCCTCGGTTTAATTGGCACCCTCTAGCAGCGCGGTAACGAATCTGCGCTGTAATTGCGTCAGGGCATCGAAAAGCGCCTTCTGTTCTTCTGTAAGCGCCATTTCGACCCCTTAAGGTTTAACTGGTATAACATTTTCTCATTAACACGATAGCGAGTAAACCTTACCATTCTTACTATCGGTTAACGTGCGCCCCCAGCTAGTGAAAGGGCTTGAACCTTATCAAAGAATATCATTTGGCTGGTAGGCCACACGTTACTATTTGTTTCCATCTGACGAACTTAAACGTTTATTTTTGTCGCCACTCGTTACGTAGCAACCTCCAGTTATAGAGATATTAAATTGATTATTCATATTATTCTGAATAATCACTACTGGACATTAGCTTCACGGATCTCTGCCAATATAGCGGCAAGAAAATCAATCAGATTACTACACGAAATAAAGAGGTTGTCATACTGAACACGATCTCTAGATTCCCATTTACCGTATCGTACATCGTATGTATAGGTATCCAGTGATGATGAACCGATCTCTATACAATAACGACTTTCATCGCTCATTAACGATGGGGCCTCCTTGTCTAAGCGGGCCTTATAGCCATTATAAGTAAACAAATCATTTTCATAATCCCCATGTTTTTCAATTCCATACATACGAAAACCATCCAAATCGAAACCATCAGCGAGTTCTACAAGCGCCTTATATTGATCCCAAAATTCTTGAGGTGCTTTACCTATCTTTAGTCCAAAATCATATTCATAGAGTGAAGACGGAAACACGGCTGGTGGAAGAACGTCATATTCTAACTTTAGAGCCAATGAATTAAGCTCATCCACAATGTTATTAAGCTGGGTCATAATCTGCATCCTTTATGGATAAATCACACCTTTCGGAACAGGCCATAAAATCTCTTTGGCTCCATTAGTCCCAATTTGACGGGTTATATTGCTTTGCGTATTCGTAAAAGGTTGTGTTCAAAATCTCTTTTAATGAGTACCAGATTACCAACATCATTGGTTCCGCTATCGTCGAGCGGTAGCTTATGGTGCACATCCCAACCTTTCGGGGCCTTGCCATTTGCCAAATCTGCCAGAGTCGCACTATCAAAACGTTTTTTCACTTCTGGGTTATCGGAGATTGATTTTAAGAATTTACTCCTCATCCCCCTGAACTGCCCGCGCATTGTGATAAGTTCCGCACGGTCACGACGAATATAATCCATTTTAATAACGTCTATATTATTGAGTAATTTCTGTTCACCCTTTGTCTTGCCTAAATAATTTTCAACTCTCCCAGGCTAGCTACGCTTGGCCGCCCAGCAACGGAGGCTCGACCCAGCATGACCATGGATGACAATGCCACCAGCGAGCCAGCACTCTGTTCATTCAGCACCTGATCAAACCCTTCCGCCGCATCGCCACCCAGTTTTTAGCGGTATCAGCAAACATTTCCGGGTTCTGGTTATACACACCACCCGCAGCAAGCAGCCGGCCCGCAGCCTTGCTGTTAATCGTGCCGAATGCTTTCGGTACCGGCAGTTCAGACACAGAAGGCCTCACCTTCATTGGCGACTTCGTTGGCCGTGGCTTTCCACCCGTTCGCTGATAGTTCCGGCATTTCACCGAATCGTCAAATGCCTTGATAATCTTTGCGGCACCCTCGAAACGGAAAGCATGGGGATCGGCAGACATCAACTGACCTTCACCATTGATATAGAACAGCCGGGCGGGGCCGTACAGATCACTTAACATCACCACGTCACCCGAAAAACCAATTTTCCAGTTTCTCTTTTCACGTATCCCGCCTGGACGTGGCTGATCTGGAGATGAGCGCTGTTCACGTTCCCGCATATTGATAAGGTAACGGCGGGTATTGTGACTGTCGTCAAATTCATATTCGCGGCAGATACGCGCCCAGGCAGCGTGCGGGCTGATTATCCGCTCGTATTCTTCAGGGGCTAAATTATCTCTTGAAAGGTAATACAAATACATTCCGGGCAGGTTGAAGCTCATATCCCATTCCTTGTGGAGTGAGTCGCACCGGCATTACCTTACATTTCTTAGGGGGTTGTCGTCCAGTCGCAGGATACCGACAAAATCCACCTGCCAGAAGAAAGAGTGAAAATCAATTAAGTAGATAATTTAAGACTTTAATCGTATTAAATTTAGCCATCAATTCAACAGTTGATTAT